CCCGGGGGGACTCACTTTCGAAACATCCGAAAGAAAGTGTTACCCCCGGGACCTCTAGCGCGTCAAGGACGCCATCGCGTAAGCGACTGTGTGGGACTATCCAGGCTTGATCTCCTGGTAAGACACACGCCTTTCATTTCTCGACAAGGATAACCGAGTGAACGTTAATTGGACTGATAAACATAGAGTCGACTGCTTTCGAACCACTTATTCTGGTTGGGACTCCTCGCCTGTACGTGTGAATGACGGACCATTTTGGTTCGACACATACGCTACAAGGAACGGGGTTAAAGTTCCCAATTGGAAACAGCGGATCGAGCAAGGACTCGATGCTACCAGCCCTTTTACCGCAACTCGGGGTTTCTTTGAACGCCACTTCCGTGAATCGTGGAGGTGGGAAGTAAGCCCAACTTACCCGTCAGGGAGGAGAACCACGTATGGCCAAGGCTATGCCGCGATCATACATGCTATCCAAGCTGCTAATAGGGGAAGTTTGAGCGTCGATGAAACGAAGGCGAACAACGAAGCCCTTAAGAAAGTCTATCGAAAAATCCGCGAACATAGGACCCAGCTTCAGGGTCTGACTGTTCTAGGAGAACTCCGAAAGACGATCGAAGGCATTAGGAAACCTGGGATTGCTGCGCGCAAACTCCTGGAAGGCCATATCGTTCGTTGCGGTAAAGCAACGAAAAAGTTTAGCCGACCGGGAGATGTTGCAAAAGCATTCTCAGGATCTTGGTTAGAGACTCAATACGGTTTGAAACCACTCCTTCAGGATGTGGAATCTGCCGCGGAGGCACTCGCGGACGTTATTACGGAGAAAATTCCGAATTATCGTCTTAAGTGCAGCGGTGTAGATTCTGCCGTCCGCGTCTATTCTGGTGTACATCAAAACCAGTGGGCATGGAACGACAGAGGAATACGACAAGTAATTGTCATCTATACCGTGGGTCTTCGCCAAGAATACTCTGATGCAGGGAAATCAAGAGCTGCAGTATGGGCAGACCGTTTCGGCTTCCGCCTTGACGAGTTTGCTCCAACACTGTGGGAACTTGCTCCCTGGAGTTTCCTATGGGACTATTTCACTAATATCGGTGATTTAGTGGACGCTGCTTCGACTAGTACCGACAAGGTTATTTACACCAATAAAACGGTGGTTAACCGAACTCGGTGGTTCTTTGACTGTCATCTTGACTACGCAAGTATCAAGAAGGCAGACAACGGATGGTCTAGTCAACTGCTCGTCGATGGTCCTAACCAACAGATCATCACCGAGACGAGGTCTGTCAATCGAGGCCCTGCAATACTGGGCTTGCCTAGCTTCCAACTCTCTTTGCCGTCCGCTCATCAGTGGACGAACATCGGTGCGTTGATTATACAAGCTACGGCTGTGACTGGCAAACCTCAAACGCTTAGGAGAGCACCTCGCGAGCCTGTAAAGGCTTGGGATGTTGGCTCGGTCTACGCAAGATAATTTCTTGCGTGGAAAGGGTTAACGCTCCTAGGTTTCCTTCCTTGCTGTATTTTTATTTGGAGTAATATCCAATGGCAGTCAGCCTGTCCAGCCCCGTAACCGGGGCTCCAGTCACGGGTTTTACCACCCCGACTTATACCGTCGCCGCAGACCAAGCCCCTGATGCCAGTAATGGCAAACAGTGGTATGTCTCTGCTCTCGGCGGGACCCAGACCGGTGCTACGGTTCATTCCGTCGCCTCTCCGTTTACCGGAACTATGACTCGCCCCAAGGTGTTTCGTAACCTTGGTAAAGCGAATCCCGTTACGGCGGTCATCGCAGACGTTCCGCGCAATGTCTACGGCTTTCTTACCCGCAAGGGTATGACGCCTCTTGCCGGTCAGCCCTACGTCGTTGGTCTTAATCGGACCTACTTCGAAGTGCCGGCTGGCGTGGACACCGCGGATGCGCCCAACTTGAAAGCAGGTGTTAGCTTTCATATCGGGTGTCTCTGGCAACAGTCTAGCGGCATTGCCGATAGCCTGTTGACCGGAGTGCTGTAGTGGAACCTGAGACTTTCCGTCTTCTTCGGCGGATCGTCGGAGCAGTAGTTCTAGTCATAGTTCTACTGTTCCCGGAACTGCTACCGCTGTCTGCACTGAGCAATATCGTTGAGTCTGCAAAACAGATTCAGCGACGAGCTCACATGGACCTGGATAAGTAATATCCAAACAGGAGGCGTTACGTCATGGACATTAGTCCTGATGTTTTACACCGGCATCTACAAGATGACTTGACCGATGCAGTAACGAAAGACTTGGAAGTACTACCACCAAGTCTGGACACGGTAGTCCGCGTGTATGCTTGCGAAAACCTCAAGCGTACATTGCTCAAAAAGCTAGAGCCGAAAGAAACTTCGGCCGCGGACTTAGCTGCGCTCAATAAGTGGCTAGAGAAAAACCTCGAAGCCGCTGAATGGGCGTGGCGACCGACCTGCCAACGCGATGAAGTACTTCTTAACGAAGTAAAAGCTATTATTGATAGCTACTTCTTCGCGGGACCGGACATGTTCTTAACCCTTGGCGAAATAGCTGCGGGTTTTGATCAAGGTCCGGGAGCGAGTGTTGGGGCTAAGCATGATGACTTCTATACGAAGTTCTTCAACTCACCCCTTACTCACACGTCAAGCTCTCTCCATGCATTATACATGGAGGCAATCCGTGCGAACCCGACATGGTTTTCCGCTGAGAGTAATCGAAGCGACTACTCGGGCAGTCGGATTGTTGAAGGGTCCAAGCTTACCTTCGCGCGAAAATACGCGGACATAAGCAGAGTCATATGTGTCGAACCCACTCTGAATATGGCTTTTCAGAAGGGTATATCGACCGTGCTTAAGCGATGTCTTAAAAGACGCACCGGCATTGACATGTCGTTGCAGCCCGATAAGAATCGTCTTCTTGCACGTCTTGGATCGGAATCTGGGTCATTCGGAACGATTGACCTGGAATCAGCATCCGATTCCATCTCAATGGGCTTGGTAGATGAGCTTTTCCCAAATCACGTGAAAATGTGGTTGAAGAAAGCTCGTTCGCCTATGGCCGTCCTACCGGACGGTAAGCCTATTGAGTTACATATGATATCGTCTATGGGAAATGATTACACGTTTCCCCTCCAGACGATGATCTTCTCTGCTGTTGTGCTCGCTGTCTACAAGGTTAAAGGGATAAAACCCTCTAATCCGCGCTCTGCCAAAGTAGTTACTGGCCGTATGAATATACAAGCCGGCAAACTTACGATGACGAGCGACCTTCTCAGTGATGAGTTTAGGTATGTAGGCAAAGAACGGTTGGGTAACTGGGGTGTCTTTGGTGATGACATTATCTGTCGCCGTGAGGCGTATGATGATGTCGTTCATCTTTTGACACTCTTAGGCTTCACCGTCAATGAGCAAAAGTCCTTTAATACAGGACCTTTCCGTGAGTCCTGCGGGACGGATTGGCTTTATGGCCAAAACGTCCGCGGTGTCTACTTGAAGACCGTAGATACCGAGCAGGACGCCTATTCAGCAATCAATCGTCTGAATCGATGGGCAGCGCGTCATATGGTACGGCTTCCACGGACGCTTGCTTACCTATTGGAACAGGTCGAATTTCTTCCCGTACCTTTAGAGGAGCAAGACGAAAGTGGAATACGACTACCTTATGAAGTGGTTGCCCTTGGTAGATCAACGCGAAAGAACGGTACCGGCCGTACCCTTTACAGGTATTGGTCTGTACGTTCCAAAAGCTATGATCTCTTCGATCCAGAGTCCGCTGCCAGACTTGAAGGTCATAGGGAGAATCCCAATGGTCTTCTCGTCGCAGCGCTCGCTGGTAGGCTTCGCGATGGAAGAGTTACTCCACGCTTACGGAGTAAAAGTTCCAGGTGCAAAGTGGGTTCCAGTTTTCGTTGGAACTGGTTCCCCACTGCTCGAGCCGAGAGGCCCGAGTTTCACGCGTCTTTTGTCCATCTCGCCTGGGTTCACTTCGCGGCCGCTTCTTACGAAGCCAAGCCGTTTAGACCTGTGGAAAAGCGCCGAAAGCGCAATTCCTTACAGAGTCGTAATCTCACAAAGTCGTGAGCGACAGTTGACCCGGGTATCACTTGGCTTCCAAGGTAATAATTGGGAGCTCAGTGACTCCGAATACCAACCTACGTTCTTCCAACAGGACGAACGTGGGAAAGTATCGCAGATGGAATTAGACATCTGAGTGTTGTATAGCACTCTACCTGTGAGTAGTACCACAGGGCGTGACCCTATCCTATCTGGTTGGACACCAGAGAAGATAGTAAGCCGCGGCGACTGTATTTAAAAGCCGCAACCCCGGAAGCAGGTGTGGAGGGCCCGAAAGGTAACCCTTCCACTTGTGTAAATGACCTCGCATCCGGG